ACACGGAGGCTTGACGCCAGCGAAACCTTAAAAGTGGCTTGCAAATGTGGCGCCTCGTTCGAAAATATTAACTGCTTCGTGCGAGCGCCTGTTTCGCCAAGCCAGAAGCTGCAGGCCTCCCGTCTTCATCGCAAAAGACCACAGTACCAAGTGGCGGCAGTTCGATTGGGTACGTCAAGGTACGCGACCGCTGATCGGCAGCTTTGGAACAGTCCGATTGAAGGGCGAAATCGCCGTGGACGGTGTGTAATCTCTCAATCAGGCTGACCCAGCGTCCGACTCTAGAAGACCCTTAGCGGCTCTTCACCAAAACTGTCAAACGACCATCGGAAAGTCGAAAGCAGCCCTTCGATTTCGCCGGAAGCTGACTTTCGTTTTTGATACCCGAATCTCGGGTCCGGTCATTCAGCGGAAAAAATCAACTTTTCAAACTGGCGGTCGGCACTGCAGCGGGAGGAGACATTGGGATCTCGGACGGGAATGACACTGAAGGGCTGCAAAGAGCCATTAACGCATTCTGTGAAATCTTCGGTGAGAAGCCCGAACCGGACACACGATTTCCTTTAAAGAAGTTGTTCATCGACAGTGTCAACAGTCAGAAAGCGGTGATTCATTTGTATTCAAGTGTTCCTTGGCAGACGCACCGCCAAATAACGGCCCCAAAGTACCCGAAATTCAAGTCACGATGGCCGACACGCAGAGCTGGTAGCCCTCCAGTCGCGTGGCGCGCACCGTAGGGCCGTCAAAGCCGACCGCACGCAGCAGGTGGCGCAACCGCACCACCCGCACACCCAGGGCGGCCATGGTGTAGTGCGCAGCATCTTCGCGCAGCGCCTCTATCAGCTGCCAGTGTTCCAGCCGCCGCCCAGGCGCCAGCGCCAAGGCCGAGAGGATGGTGGCCGCACCGTCGCCAATCGCCACCTCGCCCGCCGGCCCGCATAGCACCATGCGCCGCAGGTCCAGCGTGGCAATGGGTTCGGTCGCGCCGTCTTGCGATTCGGCATCCTGGGGCATGGCACTGCTGCTGCGGCGCGCGTGGGCATGGATTATGGCCAGCAATTCGTCCGGGTGTGTGGGCTTGGCGATGAAGGCGTCGGCCCCTGCCTTGTAGCAGGCCAGACGGTCCTCGATGCGGTCACGCGAGCTGTTCACAATCACCGTCAACCCCGGATAGGCTGCGCGGTAGCGGCTCACCAGGCTGAAGCCGTCTTCGCCGGGCAGGTTCAGGTCCACCAGCAGCACGTCAATCAGGCCATTGGCCTCTTCGTCGCTCAGGGCTTCTGCACTGGTCACGCCCACCACGCGGTGGCCATGTTGCTGCAGCAACTCCACCGTCACGGCGCACAGGCTCTCGTTGTCCTCCACCACGGTGATGCACAGGCGGCTGGAAAAAACGGGACGTGTACTGGAGGGCATGGTGGCCAAGGGTAATGGACGTGGCATGGAAAATCCTACGCAAGCCTACAGCAGCGCCGCAGCCACAAGGCCTGACTCCGGCAAAATCAGCGTGAAAGTTACCTGGCGCCCATCGGCCTGGTATTGCAAATCGCCGCCCATGCGGCGCGCCAGCAGGCGCGACAAATGCAGCCCCAGCCCCGAGCCGCTGATGCGCTGCACCGCATCGCCCCGGTAGTATTTTTGAAACAACCTCGAAGCATCCGGCAAAGACACGTCAGGAGCCTGGTTGCTTACGCGCACCTCTTGCGCCGCACCTTCCGGATTGAGGGTGCGCACCAGTGCCACCCTGATGGGTGAGCCCGGTGCAGCGTATTTGAGCGCGTTGTCCAGCAGGTTGTTGAAGATGATGGCCAATTGGCGCGGGTCCGCCAACACAGCCGGCATCGCAACTGCGTCGGCATCTGCGGGCTCAATAAGGATGCGGCTGCGTTCAGCCAGGGCATCACAACGCTGCTCCAGCGCCACGTGCATGGTGTGCGCATCAATTTCCAATTTGGCGGCCATCTGGGCTGAGACCCGTGCGGGCCAGTTCAGCCAGGCATCACGTTCACTTCGCGCCAGTTTGAACACATGGGCAATAGCCTGCGGCCGATCAATGAGTTCGCCTTTGAGTCTGGCCAGTCGCACTTTGTTGGTCTGCGCCTTGACCACCTCGTTGACGGTTCGGGCTTGTAAGAGCGAGGTGCCACCGCCGCCAGAGCCAGTGTTGGTTGCAGCGCCTGCACCACTTCGTTCACCGTCGCCATCGACCTCCGGCACCTTGACCTTGACGGTCGATCGTTGTGTTCCCGTCTTGGGCGAACTGGTGTTGCGCTCCCACTGGGCATCCGCCTGATCGGGATCAATCGTGCCGTCAGCCAGCGCATTAATGCGCCCGCTACGGATGGCCTTGTGTACGGCGGTGTCGGTGACCCCGCGATGACGGGCGTAGGCGCGAATCGATAGTCCCATGGGTGTGTTGTGTTCGTTTCATCTCAGAAGTGATGCGTCAGGTGCGTCAGACAGAGATGCAAATTTGCATGCCTGGTGGGGTGGAACCTTCTGCAAATTTGCAGAAGGTTGGGGTGTTGGTTTCAAGCCAATCAATGTTCAAAAAAGAATCAAAAAATGTTCGAAATTGACTTGGCTTCTCAAACACACAGCGCGTTACTACAAGCATCGCAACCAACCAAACGGAGTTAGAAATGAAAAACACCCTCGACCAGATTTTTGCCCTGATTGCTGAGAAGCACCTCTTTATCGAGACCCTGGAAACACGCAACTCAGACAGCCTTGATTTCCATGACGTCTCAGTCTGGGGTGTTCGCAGCGCCCTGGAAGCAGCCTTTAAAGCCGGGGTTGAGTTGGGTGCATCCATGCCAAAACCGACTGAGTCGGAGATTGGCAACACCTAAAAAATCAAGACAAGCCAAGCCGAAAGAGCTTGGCTTGTCTTGCAAACAGCGCGTTCATCACATCGTCTTAATCAACCACTCAAAAGGAGCCTCAAATGAGCACAATCACACTGACCACCACCCAGCACGCGATGTTGGACCACGCCATCCATCACACCGATGGCCGCGTTGACTGGTTTCCAGAAAACATCAAAGGCGGCGCACGCCAAAAGGTGCTGCAAGGACTTTTCAATCGCGCCTTGATCACGCCACATGGGTCAGACTGGCTGGTCGCCGCCGAGGGCTACGACGCGTTGGGCTGCGCTAGACCCACAGCTTGCAGCATCGCACCAGACCCAGACCACGAACTTGACACAGCCGTGGCGCAGGCTGAGGCATCTTGGGTACAAGGTGTGGACACCGCCGAGTCAGCGCCAGCAGATCAAGCCGAGTCAGAAGACGTTTCCATCGAAACCGAAACCCAAGTCGAACAGAACGACAACGCCACTGGCTGCGACGATTGCCACTCAGGCACCGTTGTGCCAGCGCCTGCAATTGACGCAACACAGGGCCAACCAGCGCCAACCACAACGCCTGCCGAGCAGCCCCTTGCGAAGGTCATTCGCACCCGAGAACACAGCAAACAGGCCACCATCATCGGGATGCTCCAGCGCGCCGAGGGTGCCACCATCGCCCAGATTTGCGAGGCAACTGGCTGGCAAGCCCACACCGTGCGCGGCACCTTTGCCGGAGCATTCAAGAAGAAACTGGGCATGACCATCACGTCAGACAAGACGCAAGGCGGCGTGCGCACCTACCGGGCAGCAGCCTAAAAATAGATCCAAAGAGAAGCCGATTTTGCTTGGCTTCTCTCTTGAACAGCGTCTTCATAGAGGTGTCGCGATTGACGACGAACTTCACAGGAAAACGAAATGAACACCATGACCATCACCATCGAGCGCACACCACGCACCGTCCAACTTGGCACCGCCACCCTCCAAACCGAGGAGTTGAGTGTCTCCTTGCCCTTTGCCCGCAAGCCTTGCGATCTGAGCGAACTTGGCGGCGGGTCTCCTGCCAAAGTGCTGGTCACTGAAACCCGCGAGACGACCACCACAGAATTTGACGAGTTTGCCGCCAACCTGCTGCGTTCGCGCCCCTGGCTCAACGGTCGGGGTGGCACCATACGCGAAGGCACCCTTTGCGTCGAGGTCTGCGCACCAGGTCGCCCCTACCTTTACATCAACCCCGAAGGCGGTGACTACGCCAGGTACGTGGCCCGTCTCGGATAAGCCAATTGATTGAAAGGAAGCCAAATTGACTTGGCTTCTCAATCAAACAGCGCGTTACTACAGGTGTCAAACCAGTCAATCCAAAGGAGTCAATGATGAAAACAGAGCTGAATCAACCAGCCCAGCAAGGCGACACCGTCGCCTATTACCAAGCACGTGGCCTTCGCCGAATCGGTGTTGTCCAGGAATTGCGCGACGGCAAAGTGCTTGTTCAACTGGATGCGAGCGAGACAGTTTTGGTGGACGACATCGAACTGTATTTGATTGAAGAATCAAGAAAATGATGCACCTTTGACTTGGCTTTCGCTGCAAACAGCGCGTTACTACGGGTGTCGCAACAACCACCCCGAAAGGACAAGCATCATGAGCCAAGTGACCGTTAAACGCATCTCTACCACCGAAGAACTTGTCTCCCAACGCACCGTTGGCTACCAAATTTTTGTCAACGACGAGTATTTACTGACCTGCACCGATGTTTGCGATGCGATGGACTTTAAGGAAAAGCTTGAAAAGCAACCGCACGATTGGGTCCAAATTACCTCGCACTCTGATTGGGACAAGGCAAAAACCTGAGAACAGCGGGCCAGCAAACTGGCCCGTCAAATAGATTCAAAAATGCTCAGAATTGACTTGGCTTCTCAATCAAACAGCGCGTTACTAGAGGCATCGCAACACACCAAACGGAAGAATTGAAATGACCAACGCAACACAAACCCTCACCACACAGAACCTTGATTGGGGCTTTTGGGGCACCATGAACGAACACGCCACCGCCGCTTGGCCCATCGCCTCCACGGCGATTGCCACAGCCACAGGGTGCGAACCTGAACAAGTCAGAGCCTTCTTGGACAGCCGCCACGGACGCCACTTTGCAAACGATGTCCAAAACGGACTCTTTGTGGGTGCCACCCTCAAGGACTCGATTGACCAAGCGACTGCCAAATGGATGGGCTGGACGATTAGCCGCATCACCGCCAAGGAAACTGGCATCCCTCGCGGCATGGCTTACTTGACCGGCTTTGTGGTGCAAGCCGCCATTGACGACGAGCTTTTTGCCTGACGCACACGCCGGGATTCAAACGCCCGGCGCAGCAAGTAGCTGCGCACCAGCGAAACACCTGTAAAGATCAATCCAATCATCAGATTCTGCGACAAGGTCGCATGCAGTCCAAACAACGGGAACACCAAATACTGAGTGGTGACCGCCACGATGTAGCCCACCAGCACGTTGGCCACCGACTCCACCAGGGACATCCAGCGCGACTGCATCACGATTGGCCCTGATCTTCCTGGCCATCTTCGCCAGTATCACCCACGACAGCTCCGGCCAAATCGTTGAAGCCAACGCCATCGCACTCTCGACTGGCGAGTTTCCCGGTCCAGTCTTGCCAGCGCCGGACAATCACGTCGACATACTTCGGATCAAGTTCCATCAGGCACGCAGTGCGGCCTGACTTTTCTGCGGCGATCAGGGTCGTGCCGGATCCGCCAAAGGGGTCGAGCACCACGTCACCCGGCTTGCTGGAGTTGCGAATGGCGCGCTCCACCAGCTCAACTGGCTTCATGGTCGGGTGCAAATCGTTCTTGTGGGGCTTTTTGATCTGCCACACGTCACTCTGGTCACGGTCACCACACCAGTGGTGCTTACCACCCTCGGGCCAGCCGTACAGAATCGGTTCGTACTGGCGCTGGTAATCTGAGCGCCCCATGGTGAAGGTGTTCTTGGCCCAGATAATGAAAGTCGACCACTTGCCACCGGCCTCGCGAAACGCTGCTTGCAGCACGTCTAGCTCACTGGACGACATGGCCACGTAGACAGCGCCGGTGCAGTTGGCCATGATGGGTGTCAGTGCGGCCAGCAAGAAGTCATAAAAGCCGTCGCCCAGGTTGTCGTTGAGGATGGCCCGGTCTTTGCCGCGCATTTTGTCCTTGGCGCTGTTGGCATAGTTGACGTTGTACGGCGGGTCAGTCACCGTCATGTCCACCTCATTGCCTTGCAGCAGCACCTCATAACTCTTGGCATCGGTGGCATCGCCACACAGCACACGGTGGTCACCGAGCAGCCACACGTCGCCAGGGCGCGAGATTACGGTGTCTTGCGACTCTGGTACCTCATCATCACCGGTTTGGCCCGTGTCGCCTTCGTCGCCCTCGAACAGGTCAGCCAGCGCGTCGGCATCAAAGCCGGTCAGCGACAAATCGAAATCATCATCGCGCAATGCATCGAGTTCCACCCGCAGCATCGCATCGTCCCAGCCTGCGTTTTCAGCAATGCGGTTGTCCGCAATGATCAACGCGCGGCGCTGGGTGGGTGTCAGATGGTCGAGCACGACCACCGGCACAACTTCCAGCCCGAGCTTTTGCGCTGCGGTCAGCCGACCGTGCCCGGCCACGATGATGCCGTCGCTGCCAGCCAAGATCGGATTCGTAAAGCCGAACTCCACGATGGACGCAGCAATCTGAGCAACCTGTTCATCAGAATGGGTGCGAGCGTTTCTGGCGTAGGGCAGCAGTTTGCCGGTTGGCCACTGTTCGATTTTGTTGGCCAGCCAGGATGCACTCATGGATTTACCTCTGCGGATTCAATTGAAAGGGTTGCTGGTGCGTGTCGCTCTGCTGCGACCGCCTTGAAGCTCTGGCCGGTTGATGCGAGCGACACCGGCACATCGGGAAAGTTTTGCTGGAAACGAATGACGGCCACG